GGATCAGGAGGATATTAATGGGAAAGCAAGTTAAAACGCCAAGATTTTATGTAGACATACCTACATTTTTACACGCTACAGGACAATTAGGTTGGGATACAAATAAAGGTGGTGCAGAATTATTGTATATGAATTGTGCTAACCCTGTTACTTTTACATCACAAGATAATGAATTACCTACAACGATGTTTAAGATTGGACACGTTACTAACAATCCACCCAAAACATCATTTCCTATTAATTTTTGTGCTTTGTTAAATCATAACCTTGCATCAGATGCTTTGCCATTTAGTGTGGTAGGTAAAAAAGGACTTACTTCAAATGATGGAACACATCCAAGATTACACTTTAGTTTAGGAGCTGTATCAAATGTTTTAAATACTCCAAATCCTAATGTTGATTTAGCTCCTTCATATAATGGTACAAATATATGGACTTTTAGTGATAAAGATGGGGAAAATGAGTATTGGAGGTCTTTTGAATTATTTTTTCCTAATGGATTTAATGATTATCTACATCAATTAGGTTCTTTAGTAGTAGGTAAGTATTTTGATTGTCCAAGAACACCTGATTTAAATGTTACAATGTCAAGGCGTTTTGATGGTATTAAAAAACAAAAAACAATAGGTGGTAAGCAGTTGGCTAATATATACTATGATGGACCAACAGAATGGACTATGAACAATGCCGATGGAACTACTTATAAATACCCACCATTTGAACTTGATACTACAAGCGATGAATTTAATCAAAGAGTTAAAAGTGGATTAGGTCGTAAAGGTTTAAGAAGTTGGAATTTAACATTTTCTTATATATCTGAATCTGATATGTGGATAGACAATGAAATTTCTAACAATGTTAAAAGTTCTGAAGAAGAACCATCAGATACTACACCAAGTCCTATGCTTTCAGATAATAGTTTTAACTTTGTTTACAACTGCACATTAGCTGGTGCTTTACCATTTATATTTACTGATGATAAAGATTCAAATGCTCCTGATAGATATTCAATTTGTACTTTTAGGGAAAATACTTTTAAGGTAACACAGATTGCTTTTAATACTTATAATGTAAGTATGACTATAGATGAGATTGCTTAGCGTTCGGCAGAACTATACCCATATCTATAACTGCCCATCTCTTAATTGTTTCAATTAGTTCTGTAAATTCTTTCATATCTAATTGTTTAGTAGATTCCACATCATACTTTTCTTTGATGGCTTCGTGCATTTCTTGTTCAGTATAGCCAAGTTCTTTCGCCAGTATTCTTATAATAACTCTATAATAGGCATTTTGTTGGGGAGAGCGTACCTTTTCGGCACGTTTTATCTCAAGGTGTACATCACCCTCAATCAGACGTAAATAATCCCTAAAACCGAGATTATCATCAAGTGTTAATTTTCCATTTTTTATTTTACCTGCGAATTTCATTAGTAAGCTCCCAAGAGTGA